ATACTACTACTCATTTTCTTATTAAGGCACATCAACCTTATGTTAGAAAAATATTTGAAAGTGTAGAATGGAAAAAATATACCCATAATATGGGAGCCGAAAATATTGGTGGAAAATCAAATTTAATACGTGTATATGAAGAAACAAAAAATAATCTATTAATTCAACAATGGTTGGAATTACCATAGCATAAATATTTCATGGACAAAGAAGAAGCACGAAATATTTCACAGTTATTCATAGATTATGATGGAGAAGTCCAGATTAATCCATTTGCAAAAGTCCATTGGGGGAAGATTAACCATCATGCTCTCAATGGAAGTTTATATGTTGACAATGATAAAAACTATGGTATAATAGGGGATACATCTAAAACAAATAGATCTGTACGAGATTTTTCTAACAACGTAGTTGGACACATCAAGAAAGGTGATGTTTGTGTTAATAGATTTTTCTATAAAGAAGGTTATCATGATCATGTGAAGGATTGGATTTCAGAAATGAGAAAGTCACCATTTGGTGAACGTGATGTTTGGTTTACTCATGTTAATATGGAACATAAACCAGACAAAGATATTGCTGAAGCATTTGATGCATCATGGATATCTTCAAGAATTGATGCTGTTGCCGCAGAGGTTAGAGGTATCTATTATTCCGGAGAACAAAAACAAACAGGACTAAAACAATATGAAGACATCCCTTGCTGCAAGTTGGATTACCCTTACATTAACGGTTTGGATGATTTTGTATCTGAACTCGATGAGTTTGTAAAAGATGGATGGGGAATAGCTGACCATCAAAAATCATACGGAGGAAAAGACCACACTTGGACTTCTATTGAAATTATACCATTAATAGTCACGTATGGTACTAAGAAAGCTAAACAGGGGCAAAGGGGAGAGTTAAATGAAGAATATACTAAACGGTTTCCAATTATTGAGGAAATAATTAATTCAATAACTACTTTTGATGATTGTTTGTGGTTAGCCGTTGCTAAAGTTTCTCCAAAAAAAGGTACGATAAAACGCCATAGTGATAAAGGAATAGATAAAATGAATGCCGGAATACAAATTGGTAAGACGGCAAGAATACACTATTGTCTACAATCAAATCCTGAAGCATACTTTGAACTACAAGACCTTCAGGGAGAAACTAATACATATTATATGAAGCAGGGTGAATATTGGTACATGGACAAACGAAAACCACATTCTGTATATAATAAAGGTGATACATCGCGATATCACATGATTTTTGATATGAAAATAACACAAACTGTGCTAGATAATTTGATAATATGAAAAATAAAGTAGGCCCATTTGAATTTATAAAATCCATTAATGAACATAAAAATATCATGAAAGATGGTGATCCTATGACTGAAAAGGACTATATTCCGTTCCTTATCAATCGTGGATTAAGTTTTTTTCAAGATACGGTTATACAAGTCAATGAAATGAATAGGTTACACTTCCTTGATAACAAACTCCAATTCGACTATTTGCTAAATAACATTAGACCTAGAAAACGTTGGTCTAAATGGTTGAAGCCAGACAAAATTGATAATCTAGAACTAGTCAAAGAGTATTTTGGTTTCGGTAATGAAAAAGCAAAAGAGGCTTTAGAAGTTCTCACCAAAGAGAACATCGAAGAGATTACGAATAAACTTGCAAAAGGTGGAATGGAGAAATCAAATGAACGCACTCATCGAAGAGATGGTTGAATGTACTCTAGCAGAACCAGATGACTTTTTAAAGATTAGAGAAACACTTACAAGAATTGGGGTTGCGTCAAGAAAAGACAAAACGCTGTTTCAATCTTGTCATATATTACATAAACAGGGACGATATTATATTGTCCATTTTAAAGAATTATTTGCACTTGATGGTAAACCCACTAACTATTCAGAGAATGATCAAGCGAGAAGAAACACAATAGCAAACCTATTGGCAGAATGGGGTCTTATTAAATTAGTAACCCCTGATCAAACAACTACTAATGTAGTTCCCCTAAATCAATTAAAAATTCTTGCATATAAAGAAAAAGATGAATGGGCACTAACCGCAAAATATAATATTGGAAGTAAGAAAGTAAATTATGAGCACGGCGAAGAAGAAGGTAGAAAAGAAGATTGATTCTACCGCATCAAAATCACCAATGAATGTAGAAAAATTAAAATTCTTCAAATTAAACGATACCGTACAATTACCAGCATTTGCTACGAAAGAATCCGCTTGTTTTGATTTATATGCAAATCTACTGGAAGGTGAAGAAATAGAATATTATCAAGCAATCTCTACTAAATCAGTACCACGGCGGATTGCTTTTGATATAAATAGTAGTAGATCATTTATACAACTTAATAATATGGAAAGAATGTTGATTCCTACTGGACTTATCGCAGATATACCGGTAGGATTTTCTATTCGATTGCATTCGAGATCTGGTTTGGCATTCAAACAGGGAGTTTATCTTGCAAATTGTGAAGGGATTATTGACAGCGATTATGTCGATCCCATTTATGCAATGGTTACGAACATCAGTAACGTACCCGTGAGAATTTATAATGGAGACAGAATATGCCAAGGCGAACTGGTTCGATGTGAAAAATATACATTGAATGAGTCTGATGAAGCACCTACTCAAAAGACAGACAGAGAAGGTGGTTTTGGTTCAACTGGTACGTAATAGTTACTTACCAATGTCACATTAATTTAATAACGGAGTACAAATGTTAGACAAAGCAGTAGGATGGATGCGCAGCCTTACCGAAGCTGGAATAGCATTAATCGCACTTGGTGTGGTTTTGCAAATTCTTTGGCCCGGCTCAGCATCAGTCCCTTTTATTGGACTAGATATTGTAGGAAACGTTCTCGCCTTAGTTAAATCTTTGGGTGGAGAAGGTCTTATGGGTCTAATCGCGGTTTGGGTTCTTTGGGGCATCTATAATAGAGGCTAAAAGAGACTTGACAAATTCAAAACTTATGTTATAATATAAGTATGTGAATTTTATATTATGAAAATAAAAACTGAAGGGGCTTTGGCTTGATGCTTGTGCCCCTTCTTTTATTATGAAACAAAGTTGGTTAATTGAAGAAGGTGAAATGAAAACAGAATTTAAGTTAGTGGTAAAGGGCTCTGGTACTTATACAGCAGATTCGTTTACTGAGTTAATTTGGATTGTTTTACGACATCGCCTCCAACATCTATGTAAAGGTGAAGGATGGCGTGATTGAGGTTGTCCATAGTGGAAACCTCGTAACTGTCACCCGCTCTGCGTATGAGGGGTGAATTTTTTTAACCTCGCTTTATAAGGAGGCATTATGGTACTACGCGCATCACACGATCCCTTGAACTTTGGGGATTTCGAAAGAGCTCTAGGATTTTCAATAGGGTTCGATTCAATGTTTGACCGGTTGCTTGGACCTTCCACGCAACACGTTACAAACAATCAAGGGTTTCCTCCCTACAACATCCGAAAAGACGGAGATATCAAGTACTTCATTGAAATGGCCGTTGCTGGTCTTTCAGAAGAGGATCTTGAAGTCGAATTAAAAGAATCCGTTCTTCAAATTCGATCTAAGCAATCTACAGAAGATGAGGCTAATTATGTTCATCGTGGGATTGCCAAGAGAACATTTGAAAGGGCTTTCACTCTTTCAGATGATATTGTTGTAAAGGGTTGTGACCTTACTAACGGAATGTTAACAGTTGAACTTGAGAAAGTAATTCCAGAGGAAAAACGAGCACGTTTAATTCCTATTGGAAATAAGAAAATCAAGTCGATTAACTAATTCGATGCGCCCATCAGTATTTTATACTGGTGGGCTTTTTAGTTCACTATATATTATAGAAATAAAAACTTCACATTAGGAGAAAAAAATGTGTAATAACGAACATTGCAATTGTGAAAATTGTACTTGCGGTTCATCTTGTAAATGTACAGCAGAAAATCAATGTGGATGTGAATAATTATAAAAGGATATAATGCTTACAATATTAGGGAGTCTATTAGGGTTTGCTGGTTCAGCAGTTCCTAGTGTAATAGATTTCTTTAAAGAGAAAGAAAACAAAAAAGCTCAAATAGAAGAATTTAAACTCCAGTTAGAAGCGAAAAAACAAGGAGTAGATTTAGACATCAAAGTATTTGAGACAAAAAAAGATTTTGAAGAGCAGAAATTACTTTTACAACATGATACTGCTCTAGGTCAACAAAAAGGAATAATAAACTCATTACGAGCATTCGTAAGACCTTTTATAACCTATGTGTTTTTCTTAACATTTATAGGTGTTAAAATTACGTTAGTGTATCAAGCAATTAAAAATGGTAGTGATTTGAACGCAACACTTGATGTTGTATGGGATGATCAGACTGAAGGATTGTTCGCCGCTATTATCAGTTTTTGGTTTGGCTCACGTGCAATGCCAAAAATGAAAGTGAAGGAAAATAAGTAATGGAAAACGTAAAATTATCAAAAAATTTTTGGTTGAAAGAATTAACAAAAAGTCCTACAGCCGAAAGATTTGGAATATCAAACGATCCCTCAAGTGAACATCTCGTTAATCTTACAGTAGTAACACATAAGATTTTACAACCTGTGCGAGAACAGTTTGGTGTCATTACGGTGAATAGCGGCTACAGATCACCCACTTTGAACACTAAAGTCGGCGGGTCCAAAACCTCTCAACATTGTAATGGTGAAGCAGTTGATTTTGAGCAATTAGGAACAGCTAATCCAGAAGTTGCAAAATGGATTACCAAAAATTTAGATTGGGATCAAATCATACTGGAATTTTATCATAAAGGTCAACCAAACTCAGGGTGGATACATTGTTCATACAAAAAAGACGGAACGAATCGAAAGAAGATAACAACAGCATTAGTAGTAAATGGAAAAACCACTTACAAAAACGGTTTTGTTATCTAGTCGAATTTATTATTAAAATTTATTTACAAGTCCTTTTTACGGTGGGTGCGTTTGCCGGGCGCTCATGGGTTGACAAACACATAAAGGCGTGTTATAATAGATTAGATGAAATTAATAGTGATTATGATATAGTAACACGCCACCTCTGGTATCCTAAAAAATAAATGTCCAAATTTTATACTAGTGTAGTATGTCTCGGAAATTACATTTTTGAGCGGGGAATCGAAGATGGATTCCCCTTTGATGACAAGCACGAATTTAAACCCACTTTATACATTCCTACCACAACTAAAACCGATTGGCGAACTCTTGAAGATGAGCCAGTAGGCCCCGTTCAATGGGGAACTATCAAAGAAACCCGCGAAGCAATGAAGAAGTATGAGGGTGTGCAGAATATGCAGATCTACGGTCATACTAATTACAATTATTCTTATATTGCAGAAACATATCCTGACCAAGTAGATTATAATTTTGAACACCTCAAGATAATGTTTCTTGATATTGAAGTGGGTTCAGAACATGGTTTTCCAAATCCCGAAAATGCTCAAGAAGAAGTAACAGCAATCACAGTTAAGATAAATGATGATATTCAAGTTTGGGGGTGTTCTGAATTTACGAATGGTCAAGACAATATTACGTACAATAAATGTGGTGATGAACGACAATTACTAGAGCAGTTTGTGATGTATTGGCAACAGAATTGTCCTCATGTAATTACAGGTTGGAATACCAAAACATTTGATACTCCATATTTGGTTAATCGTATTCGTAATATCTTGAATGAAACATGGGTTAAGAAACTATCGCCGTGGGGATTTGTTAAAGAACAAAAGATTTTCGGTATGGGTGGTAGAGAAGTTCAGACTTATGAAATATATGGTGTGTCTGAAATTGATTACATGGATGCCTATAAGAAATTCACTTATACTAATCAAGAGTCTTATCGTTTAGATCACATTGCTTATGTAGAATTAGGTGAGACTAAACTTGATTATTCTGAAGTAAATACATTACATGAATTGTACAGGACGGATTATCAAAAGTTCATTGAATACAATATTCAAGATGTACTATTAGTTGATCGTCTTGAAAAGAAGATGAAACTTTTAGAGATGATTATTTCTCTGGCATATTTGTCAAAGTGTAATTATACAGATGTATTTGCACAAACAAGAATGTGGGATTGTATTATTTACAACCATCTCTTGAAGGAAAAAGTTGTGATTCCTCAAAAGAGTAAACAACGTAAAGGTGATGCATATGAGGGCGCCTATGTAAAAGCACCACAAAAAGGTAGACATAAGTGGATAGTTAGTTTTGACCTGAATAGTTTGTATCCACATTTGATTATGCAATACAACATTTCTCCGGAAACTATTCTTGGTACATGGCAAGATGATATTGGTGTAGATGGATTAATCAATAAAGAGTTTGATACTAGTGTTTGGAAAGAAAAGAATATAACGGTTACGCCGAATGGATCAGTTTATCGTAAAGATAAACAGGGGTTTCTTCCTAAATTAATGGAAAGTATGTATAATGATAGAGTTACATACAAGAAGTTGATGATAGAAGAACAGAAAAAGGGAAGAAACGCCGATCCCAATAAATTATCACAATATTACAATTATCAACAGAATCTAAAGATAGCACTTAACTCTGCATACGGTGCAATGGGTAATCAATGGTTTCGTTATTATGATGAACGAAATGCTGAAGCCGTTTCTGTTGCTGGTCAATTGTCTGTTCAATGGGCAGAAAATGCTGTGAATAAGTACTTAAACACTACATTATCTGCGGTGGATAAGGACTATATTGTTGCAATGGATACTGATTCTTTATATGTTTGTCTTGAGGATCTTGTTGCTAAAGTTGGTCTTACCGATAATGAAAAAATTATTAACTTCTTAGACAAAGCCTGTGGTAGAATAGAAGGAGTTATTGAGGATGCGTACAAAGAATTAGCCGAGTATGT